CGTAGAGGAATTCGTCGAAACATTGATCTGGCCGCTTTCATACGACTTGGTGAACGGCACACTCGCCCACTGCGGCGCCGCGGCTCCGGGGTTCATTTGCAGCACTTGGCCAGCGGTCCCCTTTGGTAGCCGCGTCAGGACTTTGGCGCTGGTCGCATAGAAGATATCGCCAGCGGCGACTGAGGCAGGCAGCGGAACGAATATCTGCTGGCCCGCACCGTCGCCGATGACCAGCACGTTGTCATCCGTATCCCACTGGATATCGCCCTCCGCCGTCGGCGCTGGCGCGGCACTCTGCTTAAGGGTAAGCGTCGGCTGCACGATCGACTGCCCGTAGGGCGGTACCGTTGCCCGCTGGTAGCTCATGCAGCGCCAATTGCCACCACCGAGCGACCGCATGCGCGCTACGTCGCCGGCAGCGGTGACGATGTTCGCCCCGCCTGGCAGAATGAGGCTGGTCGCATTGTGCGTCAGCGTCAGAGCCGCCTGAAACACCAGCTCACGCTCGGCGCCGGCTGCGAGAGTGCCCAGAGCGGTGATCGTGGTCGTGCCGGTGACATTGATCAGCGTGCCCGTCGACGTCGCGAGGTTCAGGGTCGCGGCAGACGCCATGTTGGCGCCGGCCGGGTTCAGGTTGTCATTGCCGCCGACCGCAGACGTGGCGGCAGTGCCGCCGGCCGTAATGGGCCGGGCCGCGTTCAGATCGGTGAGCAAGTCCGCCGACCGGGTGTTGTAGGCAGAGCTCGAAATGGGCGTGTTCGGCACGGCATCGCCGTTTGCCGGGTAGCTGTAAACGCCGCTTCCATCACGGGGCATGGGCAGCACCTTTCAATTTTCGGGGATTGCTCTTATGTTCCGGCGGCCATGCGCGTCAGAATTCTGCAGATCATCGCTGCCCTGATCACCATAGGGACCATGGTCGTGCTTCACGACCTGCTTGGCGCTGGCATTCGGGCCCTTGAGCCGCGTTTCTCGACAGGGCTGGTGATAGGCGGCTTTGGCACCATGGCGGCGTGCCTTGCCTTGCTATTGCAAGACCCTGCCCACACGCGGGGCATGAGCAGATCAGGTCGGCACCAAGTCTATTTCCTGATAACTACTGGCGTCATCGGCCTTTTCGCCTTTTGGTACGCGTCAGCGGACACGATAGCCTCAGGGCGCCTTTTTGTGGTCGGATTCGCCGTTGGCGTGGCAGCGGTTTTGGTTGTCGTTAGGTCACTGATTTTGTGGGATCGCCGATCGCTGGCTCGCCGAGAGCAGCAGAGCGCGCGTAACCTTATCGACCTCTGAACCGGTGACTCCCGATCCGCGATTTGCTCGCAAGAGGGCGTCCAGGATGGCCGGATCGTTGCTGGTGAGCGCCCGCGCCATCCCTGTCCGAGACGCCTCGCTTTTCACCCCGCGCAGGGCTTCCACAACGGCGTCAACGCCGCGCACACCGGCAGCTCGCACTGCACCGCGCAGGCCTCCCGCCATGAAAGCCTGGGGCACGCCGAATGCTTCAGCGCCGGAACCGGTCAACTCCTGCTGCGCGGCTTGCCGGGCCGCTGTGTGAGAATTGCGGATTACCTGATCGGCCGTGTCGGTGAACAGCTTCTCCCGGTCGAGCAGATCGATGATGGCGCGAGCCTTGTCCTGCCCGAATAGTGTTGAAAGCCGCGCCCGGTTCCAGTCGCCTTCACCCTTGATCAGGCGTTGAAGCGCTACGCGATCATTCGCGTTGGTGCCGACGATGCGTTCAATTTCGGCGCGAGCGCCCTCACGAAGACGGAGAGGAACCGCCGAGGGGCCGATTTGCAAACCCTGCGGCAGCGCGCCCTGCCTGACTTCAGAGGCGAGCTCATTGGGTCGCGGTGCCTCTCGGCCGCTGGAAAGCACCGTCTGGCCACGCTGAACGGCCTCCTTCTGCCGAGCGAGTTCCGCGAACTTGGCATCCACTTCCTTGATGTTCGGCACCGTGTTGGCCAACTCGTCATCTACAGCCTGCCGCGCGGTAGTCAGCGCATTGAGGTTGTTGGTTCCCTCTGCTGTTTCCAGCATATCGTCGATCGCATGCCGCGTGTTCAGCAAGGTGCTGGCGTCGGTGATCAGACCGCCAGGTGGCGGTTGGCCTGTGGCGCGAGCGCGGGCGATTTCATCAGGGGTCGGGACATAGTCCAGCATCGCCCGAATCTTTCGGATGCCCTGCTGCGCGCTTCCGCGAAGGCCTTGGGCTTCCGCATCGAGGTATCGGGCGATCGGCGCAGCATCGACCGGCGCGGCATCGCGTAGCGCCTCCCGATATTCCGGCGACAGGCGCTGTTGGTTGCGGTTAGCCGTGTCGATGATGCGCGACGGCGTGGGGGCTTCGCCAAGCGTCTCGTCAAGGCCGGAGCGAATACGCCAGTTGGCATCGGCATCACGCGCCGTGATGGCATTGCGGACCGTGGCCTTGCCTTCGCCCGGCAGTGCCGCCAGTCCAGCAGCTTGGGAGCGAAGGTTTTCGCCGAGATCCATGATCATGCCGGACGGGCCAAGGCTCGCTAGCTGGTCCCGCGCGCCTTCGTCAAGCGCATCGCGGCTTGCCGCCTTCGAAAGCAGCGCTGCCGCCACCTTGTCGACGCCGAGTTCCTTAGCCGCCCCGCCAAGGTTCCAGCCGTCAGCGAGGTATTTGACACCACGACCGACGAGCGGACCAACGATCGGGCCAGCCAAGCCGAGGCCGGCGCCGATTCCGGCGCCCCACTTTGTCGCGGTCGGGTCGCCACCAGACCGGACTGCTGCATCAGCACCATTGATAATGCCGCCACTCAAAAATCCAGCGCCGAGGCGTGCGGCAGTTGAGCCGGCGCCAATGCCGAATACCTCAGGTGCCGCCGCCATTGCCGGAAGAGTACCGGCCACAGCGCCCGTCACATTGCCCAGCTTGTGCGCGACCGGGCTAGCTGCTCGGCTCTCGTCGTTGATCACTGACATTTCGTCGTTGACCTTCGAAAACGGCTCGCCAGTAAGGGCAGAGCCAATGCCTGCAGCGGTCGCTGTTAACCCTTTGTCGACATAGGGACCAACGATTGGAACACCTTCGCCGATCGAACTTAGGAAAGTGCCGGTCGCGCCCATCGCTCGGGGAGAAACGAAGGCTGGCACGTCGTGCCCTTTTGCAGGATCGGGGCCGCCCTGCTCAACAATCTTCTGAGCAACGGCAATCCCTGCCTTGGCGCGGGCATCGGCGGCAGCGACGTCGTCAGAGGGATTGAAGCTGCGCACGTCGTCGAGCGTCACGCCCTCGCTGGCGATGTAACGGTCAATGTCTTCGGTCGGCGCGTTCTGCCCGACCATCCTGGCGACATTGCCTTTGATGCGCGCGAGATCAGCCATCAGTCGAGACCATACTTCTTCTTGAGATCGTCAGCACTGCCCTGTGGCGCGGGGCCGGTTGGCACCGTCTTGTCAACAGCGTCTTTGATGCCGCTGAGCATCCGCCTCAGTTCGGCGACACTGTTCTGTGCACGGGCGGGAGCATCGCCGACGGCAGCCGAATAAAGCTGGCTCGGCAAGTTCGCCAACCCGCCTTCCTTCAGGGGATCAACCACCGGGTCATAGATCATCCGCTCCATCAGGCTCAGATCGGGGCCGTTCAGGACGCCGAGATTGAACAGCTCCTTCAGCTGCAACATGATGCCTTGCCGCACCGTGTTCAGATTGTCCTTGGCCTGCCCAGGCATGGCTTCGATGCCACTCTTGCCGACCAGATGGGTGTAGCGGTCGAGCTCTGTGTTGATCGCGTCGAATGCCTGGTTCACCGCGGAAACCCGGTTGCGCTGAGTTTCGGTCGGTTTCGCCGTCCCGGGGATCAGCCCGCCGGCAGTCGCCCCGCCTTGAGGCGCCCCAGTGGGCGTTGGCGCGGTCACCGGGGCGGTTGCGCTCGTCGGGCTCGCTGGCGTCGTCGCTCCGGGCGAGTTCGGCGCGGAGGTAGCAGCGCCGCCGGGCGCCTTGAGCCAGGCGGGGAGCGGCGGCGGCACATTGATCAGCATCTGGCCGTCCGGCGTCTGGACAAGCTGCTGTTTCGGTTGCGAGACGATGGCGTACGCCGTGGCATAATCCTGAGAATTCGGGTCAGCAGTCCGCAGGATGTTCCATGCCTGAGCGTCGAGGCTATTTCCTTCGAACAGCTTTGCAGTCGCGCCCGGAACGGTTCGCGTCTCGCCGCTTGTCGCGTCGAACAGCGTGTTATCGTCGAGCTTCTGCCACTGCTTGGGCTGAATGGCGAGATCGCGCTTGGCCTTCTGAATTTGCAGCTGCCTCAGCGGATCGGCATTCTGCACTTGCTGCTCGAGCATCATGTTGACGACGCCGCGCTGCTGCTCGCTCAGCCAGGGATCGGCCGCGGCGCGCATAAGGTCCTGCACCGACGGTCCTGCTGCGCCCGGCTGCACCACGTCGGCACTGCCGCCAGCCATAGCCGGCAGGCTTGCATCGGGCGGGGAAAGCGCCTGTAGGACCTTCTGCACGGCAGGGGAGGCCGGAGCCGCGCCACCCGGAGCATCGGTCAGCGCCTGTGTGACACCAGAAGCGCCACCAGACGGTGCAGCGGGCGGATTGGCCGCAGTCAGTGCCTGCACGACACCGCCACGGCCTGACAAGGGCTCAGGGGTCATGAGCGTCGAGAGCACCCGCTGACCGCGCGCCGTAGTCGTGGCAGGCATGCCAGGAGCGTATCCGCCACCGGTCGGCGTTGCCGGAGCGGTCTGCACCACTGCGCCGTCGGGAGCGTTCATCGCGTCCCACTGCTCTTGCGTGATGCCCTTCGCGGCATATTCCTGCGGCAACGGCCGAACCGTGGCTGCGGCAACGCCCATCGACGGGTCAAGACTGGCAACCTTTACAGGTTGCGCGGTCTGCTGCTGCGCGACAGCGGTGGCCTGTGCCGGAGAGGCGCCAGAGCCGAGGGCGCGCTGATAGGCGGCCACGAAACGGTCTGTGGTGGTGCCTTGCTCGATACCGCCCGGGAGGCTCGTCCAGACGCCGCGCAAGGCGTTGCCGACGCCGGCAATCGCGCTCGGATCGCCAGACTGCAGCACGGTGGCAAGGTCCTGCCCAGTCTTGGCCTTGTAGGTCTCGGCAGCAAGGTTCCAGGCAGCCTTGTCCTGGTTGACCGGCGAGAAGTCGGTAAGTCCGAGCTTCTGCGCCTGATCGTCCCATGTCGAGCCGAGGAACTGATATTTGCCCGCCGCGCTCGACGTGCGGCCGGCATTCGGCCCGGTCTGGATGCGAACAGCCTGGTTAGGGTGGTGCGAGAAGTCGCTGAACTTGCTGCCGCCATAGATGACGTCGTAGCGACCGCCGCTTTCCGGACCTGCAAGAGTGTTCAGAAACGCCTTCTGGTAGGGAGCGGCATCGGTCCACGCCAACTGATCGCCGTGATAATCGGTCCGACCTCCCGATGAAGCGGACACGGTGTCCGATCCGGGCGCAGCCGGGAAGGAACCCGCATTGAAGAGACCGCTCAGAACGTCGGATGCATGAGCCTGGCCGGCCTGTTCAGCCGCATCGGCGCGGTGGCCCAGCACGTTCATCACGATGCCATCGCCAAGTGCGTTCAGGCCCTCGCCGATGTTGCGCGGCGTGCGCTGCGACTGCATCAGCGCTTCGACGACGGCGCGCTGCTTGGCGATCGAAGCCGGCGTTTCCTTGCTGGCGTCGAAGATGAAGGAAAGGGCCATGTGTCAGGCTCCCAGCATCAGGGCTTTGCCATAGTCGACCTGCCGATAGCCGTCCGGGCGACGGCTGACGGCTTCCGGCACGACCTTTTCGACTTCCGACGCCATGAGGCCGAGGCGCATCGGCGCATCCTTGGGCTCGCCCTTGTAGTGGAATTTCCACAGGCCCATTTCCGGCGTGATGTCGGCCAGCCGCGTCTTGTCCTTTTTGGCGTCGTCGTCCGACAGGCTGATGAGCTTGCCGCCGAGGCCGAACAGACCACCGATCAGGCTTTGCGAGTTGGCCATGTCCTGCTGATAGTTGGCCATCTTCTGCTGGTAGTTCTGGTTGATCAGGCCGGCCACGTCGGTCGTCGGGATCGTGCTCTGATTGAAGCCGGCAGCCTGCGGATTCGACACCTGCGAACCGGACAGCAGCGCCGTGATTTCGTTGATCGGCTGATTTCGGATCGCTTGGGCCTCCTGGAACGCTTGCCCATGACCCTGCAAAATGAGCTGGTCATAGGCATCGTTCGCCGCTTGGCTCTGCTGGGTCATAGCGCGGTCATAAGCGGTCGATCCAAGCTTGATGCCCTGATTGGCCAGCCTCGTCGCCAGCGCGTCCTGCTGCTGCTGAAGGATGGGATCGAGCCGTTCGCGCCCGAGCTGCAACAGCCGCGCCTCAGTCGCATCGTTCGAACCATCGAACGGCTTCGACATATAGTCGTTGAGGAACGAAGACTGGTTATTGGCGAGCGTGCCGAGGTTCAACTGTGCGGCGTCGGTCTGGGTCTTGATGGCTTTCTGGGCATCGGAAAGCGAAGTCGTCGCCGTGAAGCGCGGGATATTGTAGCTCTTGCCCGTATAGGGATCGTTCCAGGTATAGCTGCCGGTCTGATCGTAGCTGATCGTTCCATCTGGCGTGACCTGGTTCGCGTTATTCAGGAAGGAATTCGCGATAGCGGTGCCGACGTTGGTGGAAGTCGAGGCCGCCGACGTTTCCTTGGGATCCGGCGGTTCAGGAGCTGAGGGTTTGCCCATGGATCTTCCTCGTGAACTTGCTATTTCGCCAATCGTCGTCAGTGAGCGTGAAGACGTATCCGTCCTCGTCCCGGCCGCGCATGCGCTTGATCAGGTAAGGGGTGAAACCGAAGGCCTTGGCGATGCGCACCGTGCGCGCGTTTTTGGCTGACACCTGAAGGACGACCATCTGGCATCCGAGTTGGTCGAACGGGTACGAAAACATGATGTGGCGCACTTCCGCAGTGAGCCATCGGGCCGTGGTCGAAGCACTCGAAATCTGGATGAGCCCGGGTCCGGGCTGCCAGTCGTGAAACACCATACCGGCCAAAAGCCGGTCCTCGTCGTCGAGCACTCCGATAGCCTTGCACTTGCCGAAATCGGCCGGCCCGATGGTCAGGTCAGCGACGAAGCGAGCGACAGCCTCGTCATGCCCAAAAAGCAGCTTCAAACGACCACCGCGCCGACTTCATAGATGACGTCCATCGCGACCAGTTCGGCGTCGGGGGTCGGCGTCACGCCGCACGTCACCTGCAGCTGCGGCGCGACCGCAAAACCGGATTGGCCGATTGAAGCCCACTTCGTCGAGACCGTCATTGTTGTGCCGGCATCCCAGAGAGCCACGTCCCAGAGGCCCGTATCCCACTCGTCGAGCGTCACGTCATCGGCGACGGAGGCCGGCGCCGAGGGCAGACGGACCTGATAGTCAGACGATATGGACAGCTTGGCGAGAAACTTGCGGCTGGCCCTGAACACGGTTCGCGCCATGTGCACTGTCTTCGACCGCGCTGGGGCCTTCATGTGGTCGAACAGGCCGACATAGGTGCTGGTGTAGGGTTGGCCGTCGTCGTGGCCGCCGACCTCGCACTGCATCACCTTGCCATCAGACGTGCCGAAATAGGCCCGGCCGTCGAGCATTGCCAGGCAGCGCGTATCCCAGCCGGTGTAATCGGCCCATGCGCCCGTCTGAAGGTTGACGACGAAGCATTTCTTTTCCTGCCCGACAAGCGCCGGCAGGGAGACGATCGCCATGTTGAAGAGCGGCCACTTTAGGACTTCCCAAGGCAGCGTTGCGCGAGCCGCAGCCTCTGCTCGCCAGTCCGGTTCGATGTTGCGCGAAACGCTGATCAGGGACAGTGCAGCCCGGTCGCGCTGGATGGCCTGCGAGATCGGGATAATGCCGTCGTCCATGGCGATCAGCAGCTCGCCGCCCGCCTGCATCATGGCGCGAGGGCCGCGCGGTGGTGACATGTCATAGCGGCCCACAAGAGACCAGTCGGCCGGGTCAGCAGGGTTTGCGCCCTCGAAAACCGCGACTTCGCCCTTGGTCGAGATGAACACGCATTTGTCGTCGACGCCATCGCCGGCATCTAGCGACCAGGTGCCACCGCAAAGCAGGCTGCCGCCTTTCTGGAACACGCCGGCAAGAGAGAAATCCGAGGCCGCGCCGGAAATTGCATCGACCGGGAGAAACCAGGCCGTGAGCGTGTTCTTCTCGATGAAGAATTCGCGGCTGCGATAGGTCCAGACGAACGACAGCTTGTTGGTGACGATCGTGCCGAGGCTAGCGACGGTCGTCCAGGTTGTCCCGTCGAACTGGCGCATGCTGTCGGTGCCGTTCACCGCCGACAGGTAATCGCCGCCGACGGTCGGAAACTGAACATAGGAGTAATAGCCGCTGGTCTGTCCGGACACGGCCGGAGCTGGCGCCACATTCGGGCTGGCGGGATTGGTGACGTCGTAGATCTTGGTTGCGTCTGCAGCGAACAAGAAGCGGCCGGCCGACCCGTCATAGGTCAACATGCTGACAACCGGGCCAGCACCGATCGTCGCCTTCTTATTTAGGCCGCCGCGCAACCGGATGCCGGTGCTGGTCGGGAACCAGTTTTCCAGCACGGTCGCGCCCTGCGGCTTCGAGGCAGCGAGATTTTCATTCGAAATCTTGCCGCGGATCGGCGCCGGAAATGTCAGCGTGCTATGCCGCTGCTGCGCGGGCTGCGCGACCGGTACGCGACGGAAACCGGCCCTCATGGGACGATCACCCCAGGAAACGCAATATCGGCGTCATAGGGCGTGCGGCCGCGCCCGACCACCAGGATGTTTGATCCCTTGTCGGCGCCTGCCGAGGCCGCCAGCGCGTCCTCATAGGTCGCCATGTCCTCAGCGTAGGCCATGCCCTTGTTGGCCTTCCACTGCCAGATCATGCCCAGTTTCAGAACGCGTTCGTCGAGGCGGAAAACATCATCATCGGCTGCGAATGACGCTTTTGCATTTCCGTCTTTGTCTTTCACAATATTGCTGGAAAGATAGAAAAACTGGACGGTCGAAAGGTTCGGCAGCGCCGGCTTGATCAGCATCTGTTCGCCGACCACGGTCCAGGCGCCGACCAGCGGCTGGAAATTCTGCACCTGAATGCCAAGCCACTCGTCGCTGTCGGGGTAGTGGGTCAGCGCGGTGTAAGGGGTTGCCGATGGCCACACGCGCGCCTTCTTCAGCATGCGGTGGTAGTCATCAGGGAAATTGAATGCGGTAGCCAGACCGTCCCCGGTGAAGGTCGCAAGCACCTTCAGCCGGGTCCAGTCTCGAGTGTCGAAAGCGATCCTCTTCGCCATTTCGTTCGCGAGCGCTTGCAACTCGACGTGCTCGCGATCGGTTGACGAAAAGACGGCGGTCGGCACGGTCAAGCCAATGACCGGGCAGACTTCCTTGATGACGCTGAGGATGCTCATGGCGATCAGGCCAGGTTCGCCAGTTCCTTGGCCGCGGCGACCAAGGTGTCATGGTTCGGGTTGCCGCGCGGGCGGCTGCCGGTTTCCTTGGCGATGTAGACCTTGAGCTCTTCGTCATCCATCGCCTCGATCTCTTCGGCCGTCGGCGGCTCGTCGGGCTGCTCTTCCTCGTCAACTTCGTCGATCTGATCCTCCTGCTGATTGGCCTCCTGCTCAGCCGCAGGCACGTTGCGGGTGATCGTGCCGCTCTGCACCAGCTCTTCGCGCAGCCGGCGTTCTTCGGCGAGCTGAGCGGTCAGCGCGGCCACCTGGGCGGCGAGGTTGGTCACGTCGGCGCTGCCGGCAGCTGCGTCGAGATAGCCCTGTGCCTGGTTCTTCAGTTCGCGCCCGCCCATGCCGAGTTGCTTCAGCGGCGTGCCGTCGAGCGATGCAAGCTGCTCGACCGTGTGGATGCCGAGCGCCTTCAGTTCGCGGCGCTTCGATTCCTTGAGGAACGGCGCTTCCGCCAGCGGCGTGCCGGAAAGGGGCTGCGCGGCGCCGTCTTTGAAGGCCAGATACTGCTTGTTGTAGAGCTGCGCATAGGTAACGACACCGCCGCCGTTCGCGAAGCTTTCGCGAGTGGCGTTCGGCTCGGCATCGTGAGCCGGATAGGTCGCCTTGGTCTGGCGGTTTGCGGGGAATGAAAGGTCGCACACTTCCATTTCGGTGAATATCGGCCGGCCTGCCGTGCGGCTTGCCTGCTCGTCGGGCATGACGTGGTTTCGGAACGTGACGTTCACGGTGTTGCTGTTCGCGCTCATGGGCGAATTCTCCTGTCTGAGAGGCTGCAAAGGGAAAAGGCGGGAGCCGAAGCCCCCGCCGAAGGCCAGTTACGCGGCCAAGCCGTCATCCATGAACGGACGGGCGATTTCGAACTCGGCAAGGCCCGCGGACGGCGTGCCGATGGCCGATGCGCCCTTGGCGTTCTTGACGCGATCACCAGCCACGACCGCATCGTCAACGCTGCCCGGCGTGGCCGTGGCGTACACGTTGGCGTCGTCGACAAAGCCGGCGAGCACCTGGCCGATCGCCTTGCCCTGGATCTGATACCAGCCGTACTGGTTGGCAACATTCGCGGACATGGCGACGGCGACCGGACCAATGGCATTGGCGACCAGCAGCGTGGTCGACCAGTCGTCGGGGTTGTAGGTCACCCACGAGCCGACCACGGTAGATGCCGCGCCCTTCAGGTAGATGAACTCGCCCGTGCCATAGTTCGGGTCCTGGGCGCGGATGATATCGCCGAGCCAAGGGCCAGGAGTGGAGCGACCGGCCGCAGTCGAGGCCGGCAGCGTGGCAGCGATCGGCGGAATGCCGAGGTGCGGAGTGTGAGGAACGTAAGCCATGGATCCTTTCTCCTCTTACGCGGCCGGGTTGCTGTCGATGAGCTTCCACTGGAACAGCGGATTCGTCATCGTCAGTTCGCCCATGAAGCCGATGTACTGGACATTCGCGTCCTGATTGATCGGCATCATCGGCCGACCGATCTTGTTGAAGTTTCGTTCCGGGTGGTAGCGGAGCCACAGATTGTCGGTGTCCAGACCGTAGGTCGTGTTCGCCGGCATATTGGAGCCGATGCCACCTTCCTGAACGATCTCCGCCGAACGCCCGGCGCCGAAATACTTCAGCGACGTGAAGCCGAGTTTGCCGAGGCCGGACACGTCGTTGACGCGCTGGATTGCCACGGTGGCGGCGTCGTAAGCTGCGTAATGCTCAGGCGACATGAGGATGAGATCGGCGGCTTTGGTGCCGCGCGACCGCTGCGTCATGATCGAGTTGAGCATCGGGCGGATGGTGGTCGCGGTGACCTGGGTGCCGATCGCCGGGAACGACGAGTTGGCATCGAACACCGAAGTGCGCCAGATCGGGTTTGCGGCGCGGTCGATGCCGGCATAGACGCCGGAATTGACCACGGTCGGAACCGATAGTTGAAGGCCGCCCAGTTCCTTGCCGGCGAAGCGGGTGCCGTTGCCGTGCAGGGAAATGTCGACTTCGTCTTCCAGTTCACTTTCCGCAGCCGCGATGTGCGACTCCAGAATGTCCATAATCTGGTTTTCGCCCTCGTTGTTGAGGATGTCCTCATTGGCGAGGGTGATGGCGACCGCGCACATTTTCGGCGTGTACTCGGCATCGTTGAAGAGCTCGGTCGGAACCGGGTTCAAGAAGTCAAAGCCGTTGTACCAAACCGCCGAACCGGTCTTGGTGTAGAGCAGCCGTTCGCGAATTCGCGGGCCGGAATACTCTTTGAACTTGCCCTTGCGCTTGAGCACGTTGAGCAAGGCATTCGAGTTGGAAACCAGGTCCTGGTAGCCCTGAGAACGATCCTCAAGGGCCAGGGACAAGATCTCCTGGTTCTTTTCAACGGAAGTAAGAGCCATGTTGGCCCCTCCTTATGAAACGGATCACCCGGCCTGAGCGACAGCCCGCCGGAGAGAATCCTTGATTGAGGTGGATGGCCGCTTCGTTGCCGGGTCTGAGCCGGCCGACGGCGCGCCTGTGACGGACTTGGAACCCTTCAGGGTCTGAGCCTGCGGGTCTGGAACAGTGCGCGTCTGAGGCGCTGCTGGGGCCGGGGCCGCTGCTGGGGCCGGAGCGGGGTTGAGCCGTTCCGCCAGCGAATAGGCCTCTGCCAAATCCTTGGTCCTTCCGGACTTGATAAAAAACGCGATGTCATCCGCTAGCTCTTCGAAGCGGGGATGCTCGGCCGCAAATTTCTGCACGTCCGCGTCGACGCTGGCGACGTGCTGCTGCTGCAATGTCGTGGTGACGCCGCCCAGGTTCTGCTTCAGCTGGGCGATCTCGTTCCGAAGTTCGCGAATGGTGGCGTCGTTCTGGGTCTGCACCTGCTCGGGCTTCTGACCCATGATCGCCGCGGCGACGTCCCGAAGCGAAACGCCAATGTAATCGCAGACCATGTTGAGGCCGCGCATCGGATCGGTGAGCAGCGCCCGCTCGAAATTGGTGTAGCGCGTCATCGCATCGCGCAGTGTGGTGTTGTTGCGCTTCGCCAGTTCGTCGAAGTCGCGCACCTTCTCGAATTCCTCAGCCGAGACGCGATGCTTTTCAATGCCGGCCTCAAGCTCGCGAACCGTGCGGTGAATCGCTGCCTTGACCGGCTCGGGTGCCTTCTCCCATTCGGCCATAGCGGCGGCATCGCTCTTGAACCGCGACGGAGCTTCCGCGTGGCTGGTCGTGGGCTTGGCTGGCTCGGGCTTTGGCTGCTCTGCCGGTTTCGCCGCTTGCTGCGCGGTGTTCTGTTCCTGGCCCTTCGCAGGCTTAGGATCGGGCATGTTGTTCTTATCGGCCGGTTTATCTGCCGGCTTGGGCTGTGACTGGACAGGCGGGGTTTTCTTGTCAGCCTCGTCCTTTTCGGCCTTGGCCTTTTCGTTGACCTTTTCAGCCGCTGCCTTAAGCGCTTCGCGCGTGCTGGGCGCTTTCTTCTCATCCTTCGGCGCCTCTACGGTCTTGGGATCGGTGCTGATCGGATTTGGCGTCTCGACCGGCTCCGGAATGTTGGCAGCAGCGGGGGGTTCGGCGGGCGCGGGAGCGCCTCCGTTCAGGTCTTCCATGGTGGATTGCTCCGTCTGAGGGATTGCGGTTTACGCGGGGTCCTGGCGCAGCAGTTCAAGCGCCTGTCTGATGTGCACGGGCGTTATGCCGTGCAGCAATTTCTCTTCCATCTTCGCGCGGGTCGCGCTCGATGCCGACACGCCCAAGATGCCTTCGATCATGGAAACGCAAAGGATGGCCTGGCGGCCGATGTCGAGCCGGCTGCTCTTGAAAGCTTCCTCGATCGCATTGAGCGCTGCCTGGTTGCGCGGGATCATTGAGCCACCCGCTCGCCGCGGTCGAACCGGGCTTTCGCCTTCTGTACCGTGTCCTTGATTGACTTGCGGTCGACCTTTGGGCGCTCGCGACGTCGGAAGCGCGCCGGATCGTTGCCGACTTCCTCGACGCCGGCCGCGCGATAGGTCGCGCGCAGTGCCGATTTCGAGGTGTACATCTTGCCGTCCAGCATCGACTGCACTTCGGACATGGTGTCCGAATTGACCATAGGCGCCGGCAGATGCGAGCGCTTGGGCTTAGCGGTCTCGATCTTGCGATACACCTGCCGGCCATCGCCAATGTCGATCCACGAATAGAGGGACATGGGTGTTCTCACTGGTTGGAACGGTCGAAAAGGCTGGTCGTTAGTTACTGCTATGCGGAGGCGGCTAGCCATGGAGCGCTACAAAACGACCATTGAACGTGCTTTCGAACTTGCCGAATCTGGCCTTTGCGCAGACTTCAGGGAGGTGCGGGCGAAGCTGAGGGGTGAAGGTTATGATCTCGACCAGCTTGAGGGCACGTCTCTGCGCAAGCAACTCAACCAGATCTGTCAAAAAGCCAGAGCCGACGCGGACCGCAAATAGGTCATGTCGTCAACTTCTGCAGTTGGGCCGTGGTGAGAAACACGTTCGGCTCGATCGCGATCTTCTTCATGGGTCCCCAGAGGGATCGAGAACCAACGCCGTTCGTGGCGATGTCGATGTGGGCCAGCGAAGCCGGGAATGTGCCGCCAGTCGCGACCGAAGAGACGACACCATTGACTGCGAGTTGCTTCTGTCCCGAAGCATTCACCTGGGCGCCGATCTTATTGACGGTCCCAAGGCCGAATACGAATGTGCCGGCCGGGACAGACGCAGATATGCCGCCGCCCTGTGCAAACGTCACCGAACCATCAGGAAGGATCGTGCAGAAGGTGTCGGTGATGCCTGTAACAACGCCGCAGGAGCCAGCGTTTCCTTCGGAGGAGACTTCCGCGTAGAGCGCGTAAGGCGTGAGGAACCGGCTGCCACCGGTGCCATTCCAGGAACCCGCATCGGTCGAAATCGCCGCAGGTCGGCTCTGCGCAATGTTCGCTGCCGCCGTGGTCTGGCGAGCGTAATAACGCTGCGGCTTGCGCGAGACCTGCGACCCAGAAACAAGCGTCGACCACACATCGCCGAATTCCACCGCGATCTGGTCTCCGCTCGCTTCGAACTCCACTCCAAATTGCGGGTTGGTGACCGTGTCCTGGGCGGCAAAGGGCAAGCCCCATGACGTTGAGCCGAGCAGCGATGTAACATCGGTCTTGGTCGTCCAGTTATCCAGCGTGAAGTTCACTTTGCCGGTGCCGACAAGGCGCCTGGCACGCATCTGGAAAAGAAGGTTGGTTTGCGCCAAGGTCACCGACTGGGTGAGACGAGCGTTGGCGCCGCCTGACACGAGTCGAGACGCCGAGTTGGCCGTGTTGTCGCCGCCAGTCTGGTCCTTAAACGCCGTGACGCCACCGCCGGATGAGACCCATACGCCGGCCGAGATACCGCCCGGAATGTCGCAATTCCATAGGCAGCGGTTGGTGCCGCGCGGGTAGCTCCAATACCCCCTATCGGAACGGCGAACAGCGCTGGACGGGACCGAAACCAGCAGGCCGGCCGCATTCTCGACGAAGCAAGCGGTGAAGTTGGTTTGCTCGCGGAAGGGCCGACCGTCGTTCGAGTTGTTTGTGTACAGCATCGCCACATCGCCGATTGTGGCCGGCGTGGCGAAATCGACGACGTGGGTGAAGAGCGTGAACGGATCATCGGTGATGCCGAAGACCGGCAGGCCTCCGCTGCTCACGAACGATACGGGGATGCCATAGCCGTTCGCCGCCACTTCCATCGGCGTGCCGAGGCCGTTGCTGGCAACCGTCACCGGAAGGCCGCCAGACGGGACTATGACGACGGGAACGCCCACGGGATCAGATTCCGCTGGTGCGCTTCAGCAGAGCGGCCAAGGCCGGGTTGACGTTGGTAAGGGCCAACTTATGCGCATCGAAAGCACCGGCATTGATCTGCTTGGCGAGTTCCTTGGCCTGTTCGCCTGGTATCCCGACCGCCATCAGCCGGCCGACATTGCCATTGGAAACGCCGGCATTCATCTGCCGCGCCACCTCGATCGCGGCCGGGTAGGACATGCCGCCCCGGCATAGTTCATCTGCACTGACAGGCATGGTTCCGGTCCTTTCGTGCGTTCATGCCGCCAGCAACAGGATTGCCGTCAGCTCGTCCTCGTCTTCGTTCGCGACTGCTATCTCTGCCGCCTGCTGCGCATCCCGCATCAACGCGGCGATCATGCCGGCATAGTCGGGCTTGGGCGGCTGGATCTCGGCCGGTAACTCGACGACGGGCAGTTCTTCCAGTTCGAACGGCTCGGGCTCGCCATTGGCCTTGCGCTTCGCCCGGGCGATCGTCTCGCGCAGCTTGTCGCGCTGCTGGCGCTGTTCTTCCCAACGGTTGCTTGGCTTGCCGTCGTGGCCGTCGTCGATCTCCGGAGCCCACTGCGCCCCGGCACCGCTCGGCCCGAAGTATCGATTGCCGAAGTAGCGGGCGCCGAAGTAGCGATCCCCGAACATCAGCTTGCGTCCAGCGTGACCGAAGACCTGTTGCCGGCCGCATCCACTGTGGCCGTGATCCGATCCTTGGTGTCGTTCGTGTCGCGGAACTTGGCGATCGTAGTGCCGAGGCCATTTGCCTTGCCGAGCAGAGCCGATGCGAAGAGCCTGAGGCCTTGCCGAACCGTCAAGCCGCCCTCGATGCCGGCCGCCTTGTCGAGCAGCGCGTCAGCGTTGGCGTTTGCGGTCGGAACGTCGCTGACAGCGGCCGGGGCGGCCGGCAGGTTATCGGTCTTGGGCTTGATCGCGCCCGTGTCGGCCTTGACCGCTGCGATGTCAGCCGAAACGGAAGCGCCGGCCGGTGCGCCGAGCTTCGTATCCACCGCCAGGATGTTGGCGTTGATGGTGGTATGGTTGCCCGACAGCGCCGCCAGCTGAGTGTCGAGATTGGCCGCTGCCATACCAACAGCACCGCGTACGCCAGACGCGTCCAGGTCGTTGAAGCCGGTGATCCCGGTTCCCTTCGCAAGCACGATGTTGGTGCCGGCGGTCAGCACGCGCGTCGCGTTCGACCACACGGCATCGAGGGCGTTTGCCGCGAACTTCGCCGCGGTGATCGCACCGGCCGCAAAGGTGTTGGCCGTGATCGCGCCCGAGTTCCATGCTGTTCCGCCTGCATTCACGACGTTGACGCCGAGCTGAGCGCTTGCAGTGTTCACCGCGGCGCCTGAGATCTGGGTAGCGTTCGCCGACACTACGCCGGCCGTGAGGCTCACCTGGCCGGTGCCGGTGCCAGATGACAGCAGGACGCTGGCGCCGATGTCTCGGGCCGTCTGGCTGGTGCCTTGAATAGCAGAAACGTCAACGCGCCCATTCGCGTCGACAGTTGCGGTGCGCCCCGTGGTGGTGTCGCGGCGGAAAAGCTCGATAACACGGTTGACCGGCGCCATGCTCGCCTGGGTGATGTGAACGCAATACTCTTCGGCGTCCGACGTAGACGCGATGGTCGTATCCTCGTCCATCAGCAGCGAATAGACGCCCGGCATGTTGGCGGCCGACAATTCGGTGATGGTTGGCGTGGTGTAGACCGCCGCCGCGCCACCGTTGCGACTGCGATAGACGGTGAATGACGTGAGGCCGGTTTTGCGCGTCGTCAGATCGATGCTGTCGACCGCCACGAAATAGATGACCTGGTCGATTTTGCCGCTCGGGATCCTCATATGCCGTATCTCCCGCGCGTGATCGCGAACAAATTGGCCATGTCGGTCTGCGAGAGAACAGCACCTTCCCACATCGTGAAGGTCGCCATCCTGCCGCCGTTAGCCCATTTGCCGTCACCGCTGCCGCGTGCGGCGATTTCGAAGGTCTGCGACGCATTCGACGCCGAGGGCGTGGTGTAAGTGGACGTGAACGTCTGCACGGTGCCGTCCAGGAACATAAATCCGGTTGTGGCAGCCTCGTCGATCGACAGCCCGATGGCATGCCAGGCATTGGCGGACGGCGACAAGGTGCTGTTGAAGTCGAGGGCAAACGACGCGCCGGTCTTGGACACATTGAAGCCCAGCACGCCCGAGGCAGTCAGCGTGAACCTGCAGCCGATGTTACCGGGAGAGTTGACGTTATCGCCGAAGATACCGCTCGCCGTCGCGACGTTGGCGAAGTAGTTGTACCCGAAATACGATAACTTTGCGCTGTCCTTGTGCAGGTTCTGCATCCAGGCTTCATTCGTCGTGTCGTAGCGGAAGAAATCACCGCCATCGAACGAGAAATATTCCGAGGATGAGCGCCCGTTTGTCGTTCCGTTGATGGTCGGATCGTCGGTCGTCGCGGTGCCGTCTGCGCCCCGGAAAAAGTCGTAGCCGTTGCCCGAAGTGTCCAGCCATTTGGTCGATCCGGCCGGCAGCGAAGCGCCATCGGCCGCGTCGAGGCAGATTTTCAATCCGGTCAGCAGTCCGAGCTGAGACACGAATTGAAGCATCCGGCGCCGACGCAAGAAATTCGGCGTGATCTGCTCAAACTGCGGCTGAGCGCCGGGGGTGAACTGGCCTTCAAGCATCAGCCGAGATTGGCCCCTGCGACCGCATCCGCGACCGATTTCAGCGCGTTGTACTCCGTGGTCAGCTTCGCGAACTGAGCCTTGGTCGCGGCCTCGTAGGCATCGCTCGTACCGAACGCCTGCACGGCTGAGATGACCGCGGCGAAGTCGGTGGTGATGGCTGCGAGGGCGGCAGATGCAGCGGTAGCATTCTGCTTCACCTTCAGCATCACTTGGCGCTGGTCGTAGATGCGCTGCGCGATGGCATCCATGCCAACGTCGATTTCACTGGTCGTTGCCATTTCACATCATCCCTTGTTGAGGCTGCACTGTCTCGACACCGATCGGCTTGCCGTCCGGTCCCTTCACGATCCGCTTGGGAGCCGTGAGGGCTTGCGTCACCACCTGCATGAACTGGCCGATCTGGGCCATCATCGCGGCGTTCTGGCGCTGCAATTCGACCAGCAATTCCGAATCGGCAGTGTTCGGTGCCGGCGCCGGTGGCTCGATGTCGGGCAGACCGAGCTTGATCCGCTCCAATGAGCGCTGGTCGCGGCGCTGAGCAGCATCAGCTGCGTACTTGACGGCATCGGCGTGCTGGCTCGCGCGGGCGTCAATGCGCTTGCCTTCCAGTTCGGCCTGCTTTTCTTGCATGTTCATGGCGTGCAGCTCGCGCTTGTTCGCCATGTCCTGTTCGGCCGCCTGTTTCTTCAAATCGGCATCCTGCTGAGCGGCTTTCGCCTCTGCCTCTGCCTTCATGGCGTTCGGATCGGGCTTCTGCGGCTGAGGCTGCGCAGCCATTTCCTTCATCTTGTCGGCGAACTCGTCGATGGCGGCATCCATGCTTCGACCAGGACGGAACGGCGCCACCGCGAATTTCAGCAGCTCGGCCGCAAATGGAGCCGTTTCCGGCCTTTGCTGGACCATTGGAGCCAACTGCGCGAGCGTGCCGCCCAGCGCCGTCAGGAACTCGCTCCGGCGCTGCTTTTCGGCATTCTCGTCGGGCTGGATAGTGCTGTCCGTCTCGATGTCGAGACTGAAAGCCCGGATCCGCTGGTCGTGCAGGAACTCCATCACCTGGTCGATGGTGACCGTCTTCTTCAGATCGTCGATCTGCTTGGCGATGCCCTGCAACTGGCCCTGGGCCTGCTGCATGATCTGCTGCGCGGCTTCCGGGTTCTGCTGCGCCATCTGTGCGATTTCCGGGTCAGCCTGGGCCTGCTGCAGTTCCTTTTCGATCGCCTTGGCTTGGGCCTCGAGCGGCTTCACCTGCTTCGCGAGATCCGCATCCGTCGGCAGGTCCATCTGGCTCATGTCGAGCAGGGTTTTCTGCTGGAAATTCTCCGCCATGATCTCGGCCGCGATGCGCGCCGCGTCCCGCGCGATGCGCACCAGCTCGTTCTGCCGATCCCTGATACGAACTGACCCGTATTGCGTCTTGATCTGCTGCGCGCCCAGCGTCTCGTTCGGGTTTGTCTCACCCCGCATGATGTCGGAAAGACCGCTGATCTGGTAAATGTCGTCGATCAGCTGCTTTCGAAGCGCGATCAGCTGGGTGATCGTGGTCGCGATCATGTCGAGCGGCAGCCAGACGATCGTGTCTTTCGCCGCGCCGTTGCCGAATGCCGCCCAGTTGCTGACCGGTATCATCACCTGCCGGTCGGTAACCGACTTCAGCGCCGTCTCAATGGCATCGCCGATCTCACCCGCGCCAGCCGGATAGAAACCACGTACGCGCAGCGCGTCCGTGAGCGACGACACGCGATTGGTGATATCGTTTATTTCCTCGATCTGATCCTTGTAGAACAGGTAATCCGGGACCGGGATCAGGCTTTCGGGCTGCACCGTGCCATAGGCCGGCTGCGGGCAGGGGAAGAACCCTTCCAGCGTCAGATGCGGCTCACCCTCGTCGAGCACGACGTCAACGCCGGGCGAGACCCAGACCACCTTGTTTTCCGACTTCGACCACAGTTCCCAGACGCGGGCCTTGAGCTTCCCGTCGCTGTTGTTCTTGTCGTCCTTGCGCTTGGCGAATTCGGCATCCTGATAGGCATTGCCGGAAGTGGCCTTGAAGCGCTTGCGCATTTCCTTGCGCGTCATCCAGGCGCCGCCGGCTACCCAGTCGACATCCTTCCACTCACGGGCCGGATCGTGCACGAAGTCGCGGCGGTTCTTGTGCTCGATGCAAACGCGCTCGCTGAAATTCTCGCCCTTGTTCTTGGTCTCGTAGCGCAGCCACATGCAGCCGCGGGCCAACATGGCGAGGTCGTCGCGCACGGAGCGCATAACGCCATCCATGTTTTCCTGATCGAAGGCCACGACTGTCGAACGCTCGACCAGTTCGGATGCCGTGCGCGGCAACGGACGCCGGTCCTGAAAGCGGGGGGCAACCACAGGCACCGGAGGCCGCGAATACATCGACGGCTTCAGAACCTCGATGTTCGCCCAGAAGATCTGGAACTCGCGGTCGCGCGTGATGCTGGCGAGGCGCGCCATATCGGCATAGCGCTTCTGGATGTTGGTGCACCGCTCCTGATAGTCGGCATAGCCGGCCTTCTCTTGATCGGTGATCAGTTTCAGCCAGCCCTTTGAGGACTTGGGCTTGAGCGACGGATCGACCGCATCCGGGCCGGCGTCGAGCTCGTCGTCTTCGGTCTCATCGCTCATACACGGATCCTTCGCGCGCCAGCGCCGTCGTCAGGCATGCCTGGCAGCTGGATATGGCCTTTCGGCACCGTCGGGTCTGACGTCTTCGTCTTGCTCACCCATGGCCGCGACATGCAGGCGTACCGCGTCTCGTCGGCGGCGTGGTCTTCCTGATCGGTGTTCAGGTCTTCCGGGTTCGCCTCGTCGTGCTGCAGCGCCGGCAGCGTGCGGATCGTGTGCACGCATGTGTCGAAGAAAAACAGCATCGGCCGCCCTTCCTCATCACCATCGAGCCGACCGCGCAGCTGATCCCAGCCGCCCATCGCGCCGCGTCCTGCCGTGCGCTTATTGTCCGCCCTGCGAAACGTCGCTCCGTTCGTCCCCGTCGTGCCGCTTGCCATGCGCTCGGCGATCGACGGACCGCCGTCCTGGCTGAATGCTGCCGGATCGAGCACGCCATAGGCGATAGTGTCGTCATAGTCGCGTTGCCGAACGCCAGCCCCGACGGCTCCCGCATGCAGTTTCAGGCCGACGTCGGGCAGATACTTGCCGGACTTGTCGAGCTTTACGCCATACCACTCACGATACTTCACCAGCGCGCCACGCGGGATCACGATGCCAGGCGCCACGATCGTGTCATCCGATGCGACCGCATACCAGCCGAACGCGAAAGGCTTGGCGCTGCCCCAGTCGCCAGCCCGGAAGCGGGTCCAGTGATCGGGAATGTGGAACGGCTTCACCACATGCCGGCGACGCTCGAAATTGTCGAAGTATGCGCCCTCGACCACATCCCAGTCGCCAAAGCGCATTGCGCGCACCAGGCTTTCCGAGCCGAGACCCATCAGTCGGCTCTCGTAGCCAGGGTCATTGTCGTTCATGCTCGGATTGTCTTCCAACTGAGCCGGGATGTATTGCCGGCGCATGCCGCCTTCGCTGAGTTCGGTCGTGTAGACGTTCAGCGGCAGCGCACCGTCGATGAACGTGGCCTTGACGAACTGGTGACCGATGCCGCCCGGGTTCGCGCCGCACAGGATGCGAGGAAAGCGGCCGGCATAGTGGGCAGGAACCTTGATACCGACCATGCGCACACGGTTGCGGAGGAAGCGGTAGATCGTTTCCGTGAAGTGCGTCAGCTCGTCGATCAGCAGCACGTGAATTTCCGCGCCCTGATATTTGAACCGGTCCTTCTCGTCCTTGCAGTGGCACAAATAGATCCTTGACCCGTTCCAGAACCTGATTTCGTCCTCGACAATGCTGACAAAGCCGCATTCGACCCAGCCGGCGAGCATCGCGCGAAAGCCTTGCGGGCCTTCCATGTGGTTCTTGACCAGATCGTCACGAATGCGGCGAAACAGGTAGACCTGAAGGCCGGGGATCTCGCTGCACCAGGTGATCGCGGCCACGCGCATCAGATGCGATTTGCCGCCGCCAGCAGCGCCGCCATAGAGCGCTTCCGTTGCAGCGGTTTGAAATGCGACCGACTGCTTGGGATGAAGTTCCAGATCAATTATTGCGGCTGAGGCGGACATTCAGCACTGGCACGAGCGGCGCGCCATCCTTGCCGGTATGCTCGACCCGCTCCTTGAACATGCCGAGATGCTTGCCCAGGTCGACCAGCGCGGATTTCTTGTCGTGCATCTTGATCTTGATGCCGGTCTGGGTCAGCGACACCTCAGAAACCGCAGCCGCAGTGTCGTCGTCGATCGTCTCGCTTGGCACCAGTTCGACCGGGTAGACGCCGAGGCCGTTCGGATCGGCGTTTTCCGATTTGGTGTCGACGGGGCTCTTGCCCCAGCGGACCGCCTTGCGGATGTCGGCGAATGCGATCTTCGCCAGTTCGGCAACGATCTTCTCTTGCGTCACGCCGAGCCTGTCAGCGATGGCTGCCTGCCTGGCTGCGATGGCCTGAGCGACCATAACATTTGATAATAGGCGCGATCCCTGCACCTGTGCTGTCAATTCGCTATAGCCGGCGCGCTTTGCCGCTGCTGTCGCGTTCAGATCGACAAGATATTCGTTGACGAAGAGCGCCTGTTTCGGCGTTAGTTCAGGCATGTGGCAGTCTCCCGGTCTGAGCGGGTGCGAAAAGATAAATGGTGGTGGGCGCTTCATGGCCGTGATCAGTCGACAGGCCGAGATGCAGTACTATGAGACCATGAGCGGGAACGACGCGTTCACGGTCATCATTCGGGGGGTCGCTTATCTCGATTTTGAGCTGGAGAAGTTGCTGGCGGTATGCGTGAAAGTACCTGCCGAACTCAAAGCGATGAACTTGGATTTTGCGAAGCGCTGCTCTTGCTTCATGAATGGTCCCGCCGACTCAGTAACGAGCCAGATTGTACCGTGGCGAGCGGCGGAACAGAACAGGAATCTGTCGGGAGCAGGCGCAATGCGACACCTAGGTTTTGTCTAAGGGGTTTCGCCTCGAAAGTCAATGTCGACCTCTCGCTAAGAATTTGAAATGCTGAGCACAAGCGCGCAGATCGTGGTGCAGGACGGGAGCCATTTCCCGGTCGGTCGCGCCGTGCTTCATGGCGATCTGCGCTGTGGTCAGACCCGACACGCAATAGTCGATCAGCCGAGCCGCAGGAGCCCGTCCCATTTCTTTGACAAAACCGTCGAGTTTATCCATGGCCGCGACCCTGCTGTCCGAAATTTCTGTCGCGTAGCCGGAGCTGGTTCCTCGCAGGAAGTCCGCGGAGGAAGCAACGGCGATGCCAGCCCGCTCCCATAAGATTGCGAGGTGGCTCCCAGCATGGAACAGCGCATCCTGCCTCTTGCGGCCATAGCGCCATTCGAAGGTGCCAGGCCTCGACCGGATCGCTTGCAGGTCATTACGCTTCCCAGAGATGCGAAGCTTGACCGTCGTCACTTTTGCGCCGTCTTTGCCGCCGTCGAGCGCCTTCAGCTTGTCCACCGCGCGCGGCTCACGTTTCCGGTCTGCCTGCCGCTCATCTGCGGTGACAACTCGCGAAGCCACAACCTTCTTCGGGGCGGCGAAAGGTATTTCGTTGAACAGCTTCACCGACGGCCGCATTGCGGTTCGTTTCTTCACACGCCTCATTGCGGACGCCTCGTCATGACCGATGTCGACATACTAGGTGGGCAGCTTGGCTCAGCCGGTGCGTTCAAATTCATTCTCCTTTGTGGGGTGGCGCCGCGCCGAAGGAGTCGCCGCGGCGCGCACAGATCAGGCGACCAGGCGCATGACCTGTCGCTTCTTCTTTGTCTTCCGGAACCAGATCATCGCGAGCGCGCGCCACTCGGGTATTCGCATGGTCTTGGCTTGCACCCGGGCTTCATCTTCGGCGGTCAGGTAAAGGTCGCCGATCGCCTTGATTAGGTCTTCCGGATCGAACTTCAGCGAGAGTTCTTTGTCCGACATGAGGTAATCGGCTGCCTTGATGTGCAGAGCCGTGATGGGCGCCAGATGAGCCTTGGCCAGCACTTCCAGGATGACCCGGGCGCCCATAGAAGTGCGGCGGCTTACGAGACCCCTGATTGCCGCGATAGCTATAGTGTCGCCGGGCTTGTACCGTCCCGAACCCGGCAAACAGTGAAGGACGCGAACGCCAGCTCGGTTGCAAACGTTTTGTACGTCGAGAGCATTCTCCTCCTGAGCGAGTACCGCAGCTTGGTGAATCTGGAGCGGCGTCACGCCTAGGCGTTGTGTGTTTTGGCCAACAAACGCAGCTGCCTGCGACTGGGTGTCAGGCGCCTCCACGATCATCACCGGAATCAGGCTGATGTGCGGGTTGCTTGCTGCCGCTATCGCGGTGTGCTGCCCGTCGAGCACCTTCAGGATTGTGCGGCCGTCATGCTCTGCATAGGCGCAGATCGGGGGCTTGAATTTCGTCCAGCAGAAGGTCTCGATTATCTGACGGATTTGACGTCGGCCTTTCTCGCCGATCGTGCGCTGGTATTCATGATCGACGAATAGCGTCGTCGGATCGACACGCTCACAAATCGGTTCGCCTGTGCCGGGTTGGTGCGGCGCGAGGCCAGCCAGGCTAACGGCGGTAATGGGGTTCAATAGCTGCATTTTGGGGTTCCTGAATTGCTCGACCAGAGCGGGACGACCTCGACATGAGAACGCGGCGCGAAACTCGGAGCGGCGGGGGTGCCGAGCGACCCTGTGGTTCTCCCGGTCCCCAACTTCCTCCACCTTCGCCCACCGCTCATCTCGATCATGGTCAAGAAAGCCTTTCCTGGTTTGTTGACTTCAGAATGGGCTCGGCTCGGATGGATGAGCCAGACCACGACGCGAGGCTTCTCGCCGATAGATTTCCGCCAACGCATCCAATGCGGTTTCGCCCTCGGCCGACGCGGACAAAATCCTGCAAAGCGCCTGATGCTCTGTCGAGAATTGCCGATCAGTGAGGACTCGGATGTTGGTGACGTACCCTCTGAGCAGAGCCTGAAGCTGCGGAAACTGACTGTTAGCGACGCTCGTTCGCTCAGCTCGCCTGGCGTCGACCTCGGCGATCATCCGCTTATAGTCCGGCAGCCCCACGCCGACATCGACGAAGCGCTGCAGCTGCTGCCGAAGGTCGGCCCACGTCGTATTCGCAAGGTTTACCCAGTCGTCGATGATGGCGTTGCGGGTATGCACAAACCTGCTCGACATCTCGATGATGGCTTCTAGGACACCGGGCGCCAGATCCATCTCGCGGGCCATCTTGTCGTCGTCATTGCTGGTCGGGTGCATCTTCGAACCTTCCGTTTGCTAGGTTGAAATTGATCTTCAGCTTGCAGGGATGGCCCAGTTCGTCGAACCGGGTTTTCTTGTGGTAGATGACCGCTTCGGTGCAGCGCTGGCCCTCGTCGAACAACTTCGGGCGGTGCACGACCAGGCCCTGGTCGACGCGGTTATCCCAGTGTTTCGAGCCAGCGATGTCGTCGAGCTCTGGCGGGCTACCTTTGCGAGGCCCGTCCATCTTCGCGGGATGGGCGAGGATTTGCACATGGCATCCCATGTCCTGGCTGAACTTGTAGATCGCTGTCAGGCAGCGGCCGATGTATTCGGTCTCTGTCTCGCGCGGCTCACGTTGGCTTTCGAGGCGATTCCAGGGGTCGAGCTGGACGACGCGCGCGCCGTGACGGACCACCGCCACCTCTGCCGTTTCGAGCAGCCAATTCAGCGTCGGCGTCTGCTCGGGGTGCTGCATGAAAAGGTAATGGTCGTTTATCCAGGCGTCCGAATATCGAAGTTCCTCGAACGACATATCACGTTCGAGCTTGCCCGCATGCAGCGTCCGCAGGATGCGTCGATAGTGTGGCTTTGCGCGGGTCTCGAACGTTGCGACCGCCACACGGATATCGTTCTTGTCGGCGATGTCGGCCCACACTTGCGCCATGACCGCAGTCTTGCCGTGACCTGGGTGCCCGGTGACCACGGACATGGTTCCCGGCGCGAACAGAACCTTGCCGCGCCACGCCGGCATGTTTGGCACTTCCCAGGCGCGGATCGGCGGCAACTCGGGCAATTCCGCCAACGTGTACAGGCCAGTCACTGGCCACGGCAGAGCACCCTCGGTGACGAGTTCTTTCAGCGCTTCCGGGCCGTCGGCGCGCAACATGTCGTTGGCGTCTTTGATCCCTTCCGGTCACTCGACGAACCAGAATTTCGCCGCGCCGAGCAGATGGGCCATGTCCTGCCTGAGGGACAGGCCGGTGTCGTCCATGTCGCCGCACCAGATGAACCGTCTATGCCTACCAAGGCCCCGATGCAGAGCCTGCTCTACATAGTCGTACCCTGCCGGTTCACCGGGCTTGCCCTCACCGTCGTCCTTCTTCTCGCGACCGCCGTTCGGGACTGACAGGATGCGATCGAGCGGGAACCCGGCTTCCACCATGGCGGCCAGGTCCCATTCCCCTTCCACCAAATAGACGTCGCCAGGCTGGGCGGCCAACACGCGATCGAGATTGTAGAAGCAGAGCTTGCCGCCCTTCTCCCCGATGAAGTCTTTTTCGGGAAAGGCGCACGCCTTCCAGTTCACCCGCTTGCCGCCAAGGTGATAGGGAAAGAAAATCGCTTCGCTGCGCCTTTCGAGCCTACGCGGAAAGTATGCCGTTCCGGAGGCGGCGCCGAGCTGCGCCAAAGTCGTCTCGCTTATGCCACGAGTTTTCTTTGCGAAGTCCTTTGCCGCCGCCGAAAGTTTGCCCGGCTCGAACGCCGCCGTTGTAGCCGCAGTGGTGGCAGAAGTAGGTTGCTCCGTCTCGGTCGATCCTGACAGCAAGGCACTTGTCCCTTTTTTTCCTGCGGTGCGGCGAGCAGGACGGGCAGGTGGTGCGCTGCTCCCCTTCGCGATCCGCTACGTGAATTCCGATGTCGGCTAGCTCTCGCATCAGTTGCCGACCTGTTCCTTGGCATCGTCGAAAAGCCCGCCCGCGAAGCGCCAGTAATTGCCCTCGCGCTCGACCGGGTAGCCTTGCGCACGGGCTTCGGTGATCCAGGCTGGCAGCAGCGGATCGGACGGTGCCGGCGGCGCGTTTTCGATGCGATAGAGTTTCAGAACACCGCCGAGATACGCCCGCGGGCTCTTGGCTGCGGCTGCCCGCGCCGCGATGTCGATCAATTGCGGGAAGTCGCGGTCGAGGAATTCCCCGATCTGGAACAGCATCCCGCGCGGCACCCCGGCCTTTTCCCATGACGACAGGGATTCATAGAATTGCTCTTCGGCCGAGCCTTGCCAATTTTGATGTTCTGCCGTGGCCTTGGGCTTTTTCGAACTGGCTGGCAGCGTTGTTGCTTTAGCAACAACCTTCTTGGTTTCTTGGTTTCTTGGTTCTCGTTTGCGTCGCTGGTGCGTCGCTGGTGCGTCGCTGGGTGCGTCGACGAGTGCGTCGCTTGGTTCGTTCTTGGACTGATATTTATCGTAATTACAGATGGTTATAAGCGTCGCGTGTGCGTCGGCAGCGGTGTCAATCATTGCGTCGATTTTCAGACGACCTAAAAACCGTCTGACGCGGCTTTCCGACCACGCCCAGGCTCTCGCCATGAACCTCGTCGAATGCGCCAGTTGCCCACGGTGTAAGGTGATCGTGGCGTTGTGGATGCGCTTCCGCCGCGTCTTCCATGCCGCCTCACAAACCAGCCACAGGAACGCCTCGCGCTCCGTGAAGGGCTCGTTCGCGAAAATCGGATGGTCGAAGTAATTTCGTCGCACCCAGATAAAGCCGTCCGCCGCGCTCATGCTGGTCGATCACGCAGCCTGCTTCTGCCGAGCGGTGACCAAGCGCCGCAGCTCGGCATACGCTTCGGCCAAAGTGGCGCCCGAAGCCGTAATGCCGGTTTCGAGGTCGCGAATGATCACCGTGCCGTCGGCGGTCGTAATATGGGTATAGGCCGCCGTCATGAAGTTGCGGACCTTCTGAGCCGTCTCGGGCCAGCATCGCCGGCCATCGCGAAGTCGGGCCACGAATTTCGGGTCGTTCAGCGCAATCTGCCCGATCCTGGAATCGGCCATCTTGAGCTTGTTCTGGAATGTCGCGATTTCGGTCAGCAGTTCAGTTCGGGTGTCCATCTCTCGCCTCAAGGGGAAATTTCCCCTTAACCATTAGGCTAAAACCCTAGTGACGGTCAAGTTGCGATGGGCTACAACCCCCGAAGGTGCTGGGAGTAAGGGGAAAAAAACCGTGGACAATGAATGGGAAAGCCGCTTTCGCGAGCGCATGGAAGCCCAGGGCTACACCATGAAATCGCTCTCGCTCGCGGCGGGTCTGAACGAATCTTTCGTCCGCGACATGCTGCAGCGAGGACGCCGACCGAGCGTCGAAAAGTTTTCGAAGCTGGTGGCGATCCTGGGCACGACGGTCGCCGACATTATGGGCGAGGGCGCACCGACAGAGGGCGGTTGGTTTGTACCGCTGATGGGCTTCGTCGGCGCTGGCGCTGAGGTCGAGCCCGACTTTGAGCAGGTGCCGGTGGAAGGCCTCGAACAGATCCCGGTTCCCTTTCATTTGCCGGGCGACATGATCGCTTTCCAGGTTCGCGGCGATTCCATGCTGCCGCAGTTCCGCGATGGTGCGGTGCTAATCGTTTACCGCGACCAGCGCCGAGCGCTGGAAAGCTTCTATGGCGAAGAGGCAGCGGTAAGGACCAGCGACGGCCGGCGTTTCATCAAGACCATCTTGCGCGGCAGTCAGCCTGGCCGCGTCAACCTAATGTCATGGAACGCGCAGCCGATCGAGAACGCGCATCTAGCCTGGGTCGGCGAAATCTTCACAGTGTTTCCGGCCAAGTCGCTCCACCGCGTTGCTCGGCAGGGCGGCATCCAAGGAAATTTGCGCCTTAAAAGCGCATAAGGGGAAATAGCCTATTGACGAAATAGGCAAAAACCCCTTAGATGGGCTTAACCGAGTGGTTGGAGCCCATCATGAACGCCCTTTCCTTCCCGACTTTCGCCACCGCCATCCCCCTCACGCTCAACGCCGATGCGGCTGACCGCGTCGCGACCGCGTGGCGCTTCTCTCTGCGCGAAGCTGCGGAACACATCCTGTCCATCAAGCAGCATCAGAAGACGATCAGCGAAAAAGACGAGATGCTGATGCCAGGAGTGCGCCTGCACTCGCCGAAATACGTCGGCTACTGCCGCCAGCAGCTCGCGCGTCGGCTCCCGCTCTATCTGGCCTCGGTCCGCCGTGTTTCGGAAGCCGAGCAGACCCTGACGCTGCATGGCATCGCGTTCGCCAAGTCGTCGGACGCTTGGTCCTAAAACGCAACACGACCTTTCCCGGTCGATACTCACCACCAAAGGAGATTTCTTTGAACGCGCACATCACCTCAGCCCTGCATCCCGACGCCGAGCTGCTTGCCCTCGGGAAGGCGCTCTATTCAGCATGGCAGGCCGAACGCGCTGCATTCGTCGCCAGCCGCGACATCGTCAACGACAGCGCCATCGAGGCGGCTGCTGACACTAGCCGGAAGCTGGCAAGCCAGATCGTGGCGCTGGCGCCGAAGACGATCGACGGAGTGCGAGTGCTGGCGATGGTCTGGGGCCAAGCTTATTACCTGTCCGAACAGCCTGGCCAGTACGAAGGCAGCGATTCCGAGTACCCGTGCGACCGCGCTGCCAATGCCGTGATGTCATTCCTGCTGAAGGATGTCGCGGCGTGATCGCCTCGCGCACGTGCATCAGCGGGACCCGACCGTTACGATCTCTTCTTGCGGGTCGCTTCGATCAGCCGTTCGAAGGCGCTCTCATCGCCCGACGCCGCATCCAGAAACGCGTCCCGAAATACGCTGATGGTCTGCTCGCTCAGGGCTTGGTTGATGCGAAGCTGTTCGATCAGTTCGCTCTGCTGTTTCAGCAAGGCCTCCGTTTGCGCAGAGGTGTCGCCACGGGCGTGAGAAAGGTGTGCAAGCTCTTCCTTCAGACCTTCCAGAAGATCGGACTGCTCCTTCAACTCGGCAAAACGCTTCTCGATGGCATCCTCGGCTTCCTGCCGATGCTGCGCGTCCTCAGCCGATTCACCGATCAGTGCCTGGAGCTGCTGCGTGATTGTCTTTTGTTCGGCCAAGGCGGCCCGCACAGAAGCCAGTTCTGCCTCGGTCTTTTTCAACTCCCCTTCAAGGTAATCCCTCTCATGGTTCAGGCCGTTGCGGACCGCTGGCCAGTCAAAACTCTCGCTAAGCCTGGCCAAAATTTCCGCGCTTATCGCTCGATTGTTAACGGACGCCGCCTGTTCGAGCTTGTCCTTCAAAGCAGATGGAATCCTGAGTTTGAACTGGGGGTCGCTTTGCTTCGGACGAGCCACGGTGATCTCCAACACACGAAGTTCGGTGTGTATGGACCAATTAGGGCCTTGACGCTAGAGGGACCTTCTAGGTACAAGGAACCTATTAGGTTTACGGTTAACGGCGCATGAGGAAGAACGTGGAAACAGAGCAAATCAAAATTCGACTGCCTTCCGACGCCAAAGCCTTCATCAAGGCTCAGGCGGAGCGGAACGCCAGCTCTCAAACTTCGGAAATAGTGCGATGCATCCGCGACCGGATGGACCGCGAAACGAAAACGACGACCAGCGCCAACTGATCGTCGTTCGATTTCGAAACCGCCCGCCAAGGCGGCTCCCCACATCATCAACCCCTGAGAGAGAAGATGACTAAGACAGCGAATAGCACGGCAAACGTGAAAATTCCAGTACCGGCCGACCCGGCCTTTGTTTACGGCGTTCAACTCGGCCAAGCCATGGATGAGCAGGAGCGCCTACAGGAGTTGGAATATGAGGCCATGCACGCCAAAGAGCACGGTCCTCACCGGATATACGGTACCGCTGAGCATCACCAGGATGATCTTGTTGATGTGCTCAGGGATATGATCGCCAATGTCCGCGCATCGACATCGGAGGGCGCTCTTGTGCAGATCGCTGTTGCGATCGATTTCGTCTCCCGGATTGAGGATCAATACCCCGACGAAGAGATGGGGTATCAGGAAAAGCGCCAGTTTCGCACTCTCGAAAGGCTGCTGTTTTCGGCCATGCACGCTCTGAACGAACTGTCCGGCGGCAAGCTGACGAACCTGCACAAGTCGCATTTCGGCATCAGCTACTGTGACCCGTGGCGTAATCCCGACGAGGCCGCCAAGCACGCCTTGGATCTTGAGCGGGAGGACGAAGAGCGCGCCGCCGCTCGGCGGAAAGGGCGCGCGTCATGAAGGCGCCCACCGACGATCTGAACGACCTTGAAAGCGACATCGGGAACTTGGCGCACCTCATGGGCGTGCTGACCGAAATACTGGTTGAGATGCCGCGCGTGGCGCCGAGCGCGCCTATGCTCGATCGGGCGAACGCGTTGTCCTGGATCGCCCGCGACATGGCAAACCAGATGGTTGAGGCGGTGGCGCTTTGCCATGCCCGCGTCCTGGCCGACCGTCGCAGCAAAAAGGGAGGGTCGCTGCAATGACCCTTTCTCCTACCATGCAGGCGATTGCCATGCACATTCACGCCGCCGCGGAGGCTCGCAGGCAGTGCGAGTTAGAAGACTGGAAGCTGATCCCGGCCAAGTCTGAGTTTGCGGCGATGGACGCGATGGATGACGCCCTGGTCGCTCTGTGCGCTGCGCACCCGAAATGGGAGGCAGACCGCCAAGTTTGGCAGAAATACCTGCTGGCGATCGATCTCCCGAGCAAAATCGATGGCCAGGCAAAACTGGCAGAGCGCGTCCTGAAAGCGCTGATCGTTGGGGAAACCTGATGGCCGGCAGCATGGCGGAGTATAAGCGCCAGACGCGAGCCCACATCGCGGGCTTGCAAGGCCAGTTGACGGATGCTCAGTATCGGGCCGAACTTGCCGAAAAGCAGGTTCGGCAGATCAGCGCCGATCGGGACATCTGGAAACATCGCGCCCTTGAAGCCGAGGCCGCGCTGAAGTCGACCGGGAGGGCTGGACATGACTGCCAGTCCTGATTTCGGCGACGCGCCCTTGACGCTCAAAGAGGCCTGCGACGTTTTCTTTCGAGGGCGCATCACGCCGGCCACGTTGCGAGCGGAAGCACGGCGTGGCAGGCTTACCATCATGCGGGTAGGGCGGGCTGACTTCGTCACCCCCCAGGCGATGAGGGAGATGATGACGAAATGCCAAGACGAGCCAAAGGCGCCCGCCTCTACCTCGACCCGAAGCGCCGAGAGTGGGTCATCCGCGATGTCGGCGAGGTCTTCGAGCGCACAGGCTGCAGCGAACCAGATCGCGACGGAGCTGAAAAAAGGCTCGGCCAGTACATCGCGGAAAAGTTCAAACCAGTCACCCGCGAAAGTGATCTCTCTCGCCTCTCGATCGCCGAAGTCCTGACAGCCTACGGTCGCGAGTACGTGCCTCACAAGAAATCGGCAGAGCGGAGCGGCTACGCGATAGCTGCTCTGATGACTTTCTGGGGTCCGCCGAAAACGCTGGCCGACGTGCGCGGTGAGACGTGCAGAGCGTACGCTAGGTTTCGAGGCGTCAAGGCGGGCACGGTTCGGCGCGAGCTTGCTGTTCTATCGAAAGCCATCAACCATTGGCACAAGGAACACGGCCCGCTGGCGTCGGTGCCGGAAGTCACGATGCCTGACGTTCCGCCGCCGCGCGACCGGTGGCTGACCCGGACGGAGGCCGCGATGCACCTGGCCGGCGCGCTCGGCTTCTACCGGGAAATGTGGTGCGACGTGTCGACAAAGCGCGAGCATTTCCGGTGGCGCCGGAATCCGTTCGCCATCAACCGACATCTTGCCCGCTTCATCCTGCTCGGGCTCTACACTGGATCCCGGCGAGCCGCGATCTGCAATGTGCAGTGGATGACAAACACCGGAGGCGGCTGGATCGACTTGAGCCGGGGCGTCATGCATCGGCGAGGGGACGGCGTGACGGAGACCAACAAGCGCCAGCCGCCCGTGCGCCTTGGCCGACGCATCACGGCTCATCTGTCGCGTTGGAAGCGGATCGACGATGCGGCCAGGGATGCCGCTTCAGTGGAAGCTGGCGAGCCAGTGACTACTCATCTGCACGTCGTCAACTACATGGGGCGCGGCGTCGCGTCCGTGCGCACCGCTTGGGGTATGGCGATCGACAACGCTTGGCTCCAGCCCGAGGTCACCGGCCAACCGCCGATCACGCCGCACGTCCTGCGGCACACGCGCGCAACCTGGATAATGTTCGCCGGCATCGACATTTGGGAAGCGGCCGGCGCGCTCGGGATGTCAGCCAAGACGCTGGACAAGGTTTACGGGCACCATCACCCGGATTTTCAGAAGAACGCGGCCGAGGTCTAAAAGCGGCGATTTCCCTACTGTCGCAACGGTTCTTTCACGCGTTTGCTGTCACTTAGCTATGGAAAAATGCGAGAAAGCTGTATATTTGCGCGCATGAAATTCACGCTGGATAAGCCGAAGGCGGTCGAGGCGATCGTGTTCATCGCCCAGCAAATGCCGGGCGTGGGGCGCTTCCATGCGTCGAAAGCCCTCTATTTCGCCGAGTTGGAACATCTGCGCAATTACGGCCGACCCATCGTTGGTGACCGCTATGTGGCGATGGACAATGGGCCGGTACCGTCGTTTTCATACGACGTACTGAAAGGAACCGTCGCGCCGGCAGACAAAGAGCTGGTGGATGGCGCACTAGAAGTTGATACCCGGTGGGGGCACCCTGAATACAAGGCGGCCAGAGAGCCAAGGCTGGAGCTTTTCAGCCCGTCGGACCTGGAATGCCTGCAACACGGAATAGCCCACGTGAAAGGCAAATCTTTTGGGTCGATCTCTGACGAGACCCATCAGCATCCTGGTTGGAAAAATGCCGATCTGAACTCCCTCATGTCGTTCGATGACATGCTGGAAGGCGCCGATCCCGAAATCATCGAAAGCGCCGAAGAGTTCGCGGCATATGGCGTCCTGTAAACTCGGCCACGTCTACATCGTCCGAACAGCGCTAACCAAGCCACCAAAGGCCAAGTTCGCTCTGTGCGCGTCAGTCGAGCACGGGTTCTTCCTGTGGATCAATTCGAACCCCAAGCCTCATGGCAAGGATCAGATGGCGCTTCAGGCAGGGTGCCATGAACTGGTGGTCAAGGACTGCTTTCTTGATCTGTCGCGCGTCGTGCAGCACCCGACATTCGAGCTGGATGACGCCAAAGAGTTCGACCAGATCACACCCGATCTGGCGAACGACATCTTGGACTGCATCGACGCCGGGCTTTTTTTGATGCCGCCGAACCATGCGCAGGCTGTGCGCGATGGCATGATGGAACTGCTCTGA